GCTCCGGTGACTACATTCTTATCGAATGTGGTTGCGAAATCGACGGCTCCTGCCGGGGATGTCTGGGTGTCGGTCGCAGCCTTCACGAAAGACGGTGCTACAACGTCAAACCTCTTTCCGATCGTCGCTGCCTTTACATGATTCACAAAATTCTCGCCAAGAGTCTGTGCGTTTTTAAGTTCCATTGAATCGTCCTCACTTTCTTCGGTTGTGCCGATGCTGTTCAGCAGAGCAGCCTTCTTCTCTGCCTGCTCCAGTTCGGCAGTCTTTTCTTTGATTTCGCTCTGAAGTGCCTCGCCCTCTGCGATGGCCTCCGCATCATTGGCCTCGATGCGTTCCTTCAGCGCGATCAGTGCGTCCTTCTTGGACGCGAGTTCTTCTCTGAGGGTCATTTCGTTTCCTCCTCTGTGACTGAATTGATGTATGCCAGCAGATTCTCTTTCCGCAGATTGCTCTCCTCAGGCTCCTCCACCGCCGTGTTGGCCTTCAGATCGTCCTCTCTGTCGTCCGGGTCGTCTGCATCATTGACCTCGTCATCCAGCAATGAATTGGCGAGGGAAATGATCTGTCTGATCGTGTCCTCATCGGACTTGCGGTTCCTGCGTCCCGCCTTGACCTCTGCCACTTCTGCCTTGACATCGGTGACAACTGCGTTCTGGTTCGCCGGGATCGGAACAATGCTGACCTCATAGAGGTTCAGCTTCCGCAGCTCGTTCGCCTTTGTGCCGTCTTCCAGTTCGACCGGATATGCATCCACGACGTCATAGGCAAAACTGAACTGATAGACGCATCCGCTTTTGACGATCTCCCGCTTTTCCTGTGCGAGCGGGGTATCAAAAAAGACCGCTGTCATAAGCGGTCCTTTTTCCGTGTCTTCGATTGTTTCGACCTTGCCGATGATCTGATCGAGGTCGTGGTTCCAGCAGAGCGGGAACGGATGCCCCGACTCCTTGCGCTTCTGAATCGTCTCAGTGAATGCTCCCGGTGCGATCACATCACCGTAGCTGTCCGGGATGCGGTCATACGTGGAAAAGTATCCTGTGATCTTCCCGTTGTCTCCGTCCGACTTGATTTCAAAATCTTTATATTTGTGTTCCATGATTATTCCTCCGTAATGATCACGCTCGTGGAGCAGTTACACCCGCAGACTTCTCCAAGAGGGAGTTTGTCATCTCCGGGCCAGTAAGCACCATTCGAAAAATTATCATCGATCGGGACCCTCTGTCCGTTCATAGCTGCGTGTGACTCTCTGGGGTTGACCCCGGTGTTCCACTCCTTTTCGATCCGCCTCGTATATCCGTTGCGCTGTGCCTGATGTGCTGCCTCAATGACCGCCCAGCTTGACACTGCGGATGCGATTGCGGATCCCCACGAGATCGAGTCCCTGTCCTCGCGTGTCTGGAATATGTCAGCAGGCTCCTGCTCCTCATCCTCAACGGCCTCGACGAGTTTCTCGCGTGTCTTGGTGTTGATCATCCGTGCGCGGCCTTCTGCCATCTTCCGCAGATACTTCCGGGTGATCTCGATCACGTAGTCCATGCCGATGACCTCGGACGCGCTCTTGCCATGCTTGTCAGCGATCGCAACGATCAAAGGCTCGAGGTCGTCTGCGAGTTCGGTGTTCCACCTGTCCTCGTCCCACCATTCGACATCCGCTCCGATTTTCGGCAGGACTGACTTGGCCTGACGCTGAAAGAACCGCTTAAGCACTTCCGCGACCTCTGCGTCTTCTTCCTCGTCGGCCTTGCCCTTGATCATGATGGTCTGAGTGGTGTCTTTGCGATGGGTCGGGATGATCTCCTTCACCTCGATCTCTGCGCTGTTCTGGTTCGTGTGGGTGTCCTGCGGACTTGCCTGTCCACCCTCGACAACATTCAGCGGGACGATCAGTTCGTCGCCACCGTCGATCGGAGGAAGGTTGTTGTCCGCTCTGGCCTCGTTTCTGGTCATCCACGGTCCTCCCACGGATGCCTGAATGATGCTCGCACGTTCCTCGAACGATCCCTTCAGTTTTTCGGTCAGGTCAAATTCGACATAGGTGTCAGAATCTGCCCCCACCATCGGCAGCAGGAACGAGTTCATCCTCTGCTGGAGCATCTGGAGCACAGGCCCAAGGCACTCCGCATACAGTGCTCGCGCATTATCCTTGGATGATGCATAGGTCTGCGTGTCGCTGTGCCAGATCAGTGACGGGTTGACGCCATAGGCAGCTGCAACCGATTCCCTCGACAGCTTGACCGATTCCGTCCACTGAGCCTCTTTGAACGAGGTCGAGAACGGTTTTATCTCCATGCCGTCCTCTAACACAGGAATCGAGCCAGCCTTTGAGCCACCCGCGCCCCATGATTCACGGAACGCAGTGATAAATCTCTTCCGCGCCTCATCGTTCCACGGTTGCACGTTTGCGGGTCTGACGATCTGAGCGTTCAGCCTTCCGGAAGAATGCCACAGCTGTTTCCTGAAGTTTCCTGCCTCGATCTGCTCCTGCAGTGTCTGTCTCAGTCCGCTCATTGGTGAGATGTATCCACCCGGGTTCCCGGGACTGTACGTCTTAAACTGCACGAACTCTGTTCTGGGGATGTCAACAACATTCCCCTGTGATGTCTTGACTCTTATGGATGCCTGCGCATATGCGTTGAGTGACTGAGTGTTCACTATCCACTCAGACGGGATGATCCTCATCTGCCATCCAGAGTCTGAATCAGCGTCAGGCAGGACCCACACGTAAACTGTGCCAAATACAAAATATTCGGACGCCAGTGCGCGGATGAACTCATAACCTGTCTGATCCTCGTTCGGTCTCCACAGGAGTTTCGCAGCCACGCTGTCGCGGTCACGCTTGCGATCCGTCTCGCCGTCTCTGCGGTAGACCTTCAGCGGTAGCTGGGCGACGCTGTTCGCGAGGAAATCAACACACGCCTTGAGGTTGTCCTGCGACTGGTAGAGTCTCTGCGCTGTGTAGTTCAGCACCTGAGTTGGGGCGTCGCTGCCTAACTCATAGATATAAACATTGGGGCGAAACATCATTCGCCATCTTTCACGTAGGCTCGGCATTTTTTCGCCCTCCTATCTCATACAAAAATCACGTCTGCCCCGCTCGCATAAGCGGACGCATATATCTTGCTTTTCTCTTTGCTGACCATCGTGGCAGCGGTGAAGGCCATCACACACGCAAACAGCGGGGCGATATCGTCGGGGGACTTCATGCGGTCAGGCACTTCCGCACCGCCTCCCAGCTGCCTCGTCTGCATCGTTTTGGCGGGAGCGTCGAGAATTGGCTGCGGGAGATGGAATATTCTCGTCCCGCCTCTCGGCGTTTCTCCGGGGACCAGGGGGGAACTGGCAGCGATTCCGTCCCAGAATTTTCCCCACCCAGTCGGAAGATCCGCACCTTCAATCGCGATCCTCTCGACTCCGTCGATCGTGCAGATCTGTTCGGCAAGTCCGCACACAGGAGCACCACGTCCTTGGAACGCGAGTTTCATGTGCTGTTTCATTGCTCTCGCCCTGAACCAGTCGATCGCCCACTCCGTCCCGGTCCTTCTCGCAACAACCTCGATGTGCCACTGTCCATCATCGCGAAGTCCGCACACTCCGATCGATGTCCACTTCCTGTCGTTGGACAGATCGATCCCGAAATAAAGCGGAGACTCAGGCGCGATGCTTGACGTCGTGTCGACTCCTCCGTCCCATGCGCCTTCCGGGAATGGTTGAGGAAGGATCGTCGCCACTTGCTGGCACATACACTCGGAGCGGAATTTGGCCTCCGGGAATGTGGCACGGTTCGACATGAGTGCTCGCTCCGTGAGATATCCATATCCCAGAGCGGGGTTCGCCTGTGCGAGTGCCTCTATGTCGTCGGTAGGTGCTCCGTCTTCAGCTGACCACTCGAACAGCGCAAGGGTGTTGCTGTCGACGTCCCCGCCAAAGTCCCCCGCTTGAGAGCCGTCGATCGCTTGGATCGCTGTCTCCCGAAGCTGTCGCAGGACGACCGAATCAGGATCACCCGCGTTCGAAAAGCACACGACTATCCCGTTCGGTTTGGCAACCGTCGAGGCAACGGCAGCAGACCACGTCTCCCAGTCCCTCTGCTCACGGACCTCGTCAAGCATGACCAGATCATTCGAGTCGCCACGGCCTGCCCTCCGTGTGGGTGCTCCTACCTTGTACTGACGCAGGCCAGTGAGGACGAGTTTTTTGGATCCATTCGTCCGCCCGACTCTCTGGAGTTCTGACGCAAGCGACGGGATGGACTCCTGATCCTGCACGACCGCCTCCCAGACCTCCTCCGCCTTGTCCAGACTCAGCGACGTTCCGAACACTGAGTCAACACAGAGCACGTTGAGGAAGAAGGATGCGATCACCTCAGACAAAACCGTCTTGCCGTTTTGTCGGGAAATCAAAAAGAGAACTGTCCTGAAGCGAAAATGCCATTCGCCTCCCAGTTCTCCTGTGATCTCCATCATGTGGATAAGTGCCCACTCTTGCCACGGATAGAGTTTTTTATTCAGTACCTCTTTTGCATATCTCGCACACGCAAACCCAAGGGATGTCTCCTCCGTCAATTCCCTCAGAGGCGGAGTGTAGACCCTTGGTATGGTTACGCCCATCATTTTGCGACCTTGAACAATTTGGCCCTGAGGTCTTCGAGGGAACTCACCTCCGCAGGCTCTCCGTCTGCAAGTTCCTTATAGGTCCGGATCGCTTGTGCGTAATCCTTGACCAGTGCGCGGAACTCCGCGACGGCTGGGTTCTGTCTCATCATCTTCTGCCCGGTTCCGACCGTGACCCATTGAGCGAGGGGTTCGGTCTTGAAGACGGGGATAGATTCCTCAATCTTCGCCTGCATGGCGGCGATTGCCTTCTCCAGTGTTTTGATCTTGTCCTTTCCCATTCATCAAACCTCACTAAGATTGTCGCATTTGTACGAGTTGCAGATTGCATGAGCGACTTGCACGTTGTCCCACGTGTGTCCGCCACCCTTTGCCATCGGAATGATATGGTCAATCGTGGGAGACATTGCTCCCATGTATTTGTTCCAGCTGCGGTCGTTCGGATCGCACATCTCTCCGCAGATGGCACACCGCAGGCCGTCTCGCTTTATCAGTTTCGGAAGTGTTACTGAACTGTCATAAGCACAGCCATATTTTCTCGCCCTTGCCCGATGGTTTTCGCCGATTTTATGCTCTTTATGAGACCTGTGTATCGAACGACTCGTGCATCTTCGTTTGCACTCTGCCGAACAATATCCGGGATTGGAATAAGTTTTCAATCCTGCATCTAATACATACTTTCTCGGAGTGTATTCCCTCCCGCATTCCTTGCAAACGAACACCTTATCGAGTTTTTTCTCTCGTTCAATTTGATAGTAAGAACGACCACTCGAATCTCGCATCACCTCGGCAATTGGCCTTATATGCATTTGTACACCTGCCTTTCGGTATCGCCTTGCATTTAAGGCACAGAAGCAACCAAGGCTCGTTGTTTTCGGGAGCTACCCTATCTGTGCCAAAAATTTCATTTTTCAATCGGGGAGGGATTCAACTGCGGACGGGCGGTCTCGACCGGGGAGCCGTCTCTATACTTTGCGAGGCCCCTTCCCCTTTGTTCTTCACCAGATCCTGCTCTGCATTCCCAGAACGTTCTCTCCGTTCGTTCCATCGCCTCTCGAACGATTGCAACGCCGATGCGATGCTTTGATGTTGTTCAAATCCAACTCGAGATCCGGAGCCTTCGCGACAGGAATGATGTGATCAGGTTCCCATGCGTCATCACAGCTGGATGGCTGAAGAAAATAATTGATCGCCTGACCACAGATGTGGCATACCGCTCGGTTCTTTCTGTCTCTGTCCCAAGCCAATCGCCTGACGTATTTCCACCGCCCCGCGCGAGACATACCCGTCCCCCCTCTTTTTTCCCTTGTGCTTGTGCCGTGAGGATACCCCCATGCATCAACGTATATGTTGATAGTTGTTCGGTTCCATGCTCTGCTCACTGTGCTCTGCTGGTCGCTGCTGTGCCCATCCCCTCACCCCGGGAGTCTTACCCTCTGCCCGGTCAGGGGTTCCCCCGTTTGATCCCCTCCCTGTTCGGATCAGAGAGGGGTGGGGGTTCTTAAGAGGTTAGTATGGCAAACAAAGAGCACCGGGGGTGTGTCCCGATGCTCGATGTTCGTTGCAGAGGATTGTCCCAAGCAACTGTTTAGCCTTGGTTTATATCAGCGCACAAGTCGGAGCCTTGGCTTTGACCGACCTAGTGTCGACCAGCAATCCCAACTGGAAAGGAGGAAGTTGAGTTGCGGATGATGCCGCCGAAGGGTTGTGCGCTCTGGGTATATAGGGCAGCACCACAGGCTCCGTGCTTTGCGCTTTCCGTTTGTCAACTTCAACCGATATCAGTATAGATCATTTAATAGTGTTCAATGGTGTTCTCTTTCCCACACCACTCGAGCCTCACTGATCGCTCTGCCGTGCAGCTTGCCCTTTGCATGATCCGGACTGTAGTCCATCCGCTTGCCGATGTCCTCCCATGTCAACGGTTTGCGACCGCCTGCCAGATATCTCAGCATGAGCAGCTCTCTGCACTCTGCCGTTGGCATCTGGTCTATGATGCGGTTGGCGAGCAGGATGTCCCCGGACAGTCTCTCGATCCGTTGGTCGATGATCGTCTGTATCTCCTCGAGGTTTCCTGCGACGGCAGGCATCCGGTCACTGGGCGAGGTCTGCACCTTGTCCAGATCGTAGCGGATCCCCGACGGCATGAGCGACATATAGATCTCATCTCTCCGCTCTTTGAGGTCTGCCAGTTCAAGCCTCTTTGTCCTTATGCACTTCAAAAACTTGAGCACATCCATTTAGTCGTCCTTGTCTGCTCTTTCTCTTGCGAGCCTGTCTTCCCACCGTCTACACTTGCGCGTATAGATTGCGCGAATCTTCTTGTCTTCTGGTTTGGTCGTGATGATATCCGCGCAGAGTTTGACGTCCGCGATCTCCTCCAGCAGATGCTCCCGTGCGTCCACCGCTGCCATCGGAGTGTCGCCATCAATCGCCCGGATCAGCTTTAGTGCAGCCTGTGCGAGTTCCGCCGACTCCTCCGCCAGCTGAATCAGTTTCTTTTCGATTGGTAGATCTTCCGGTCTCATCCTTCTCCTCCCATAGCTCATAGTCGAAACAGTCAGCGCATCTGCTGAACCATCGTGCTTTCTCATGTCTGCACGTGTCGCATCTGTTCTGCTCGTCTATAATCATTCGCTGTCCTCCTTGCTCACATATAGCGGGCAGTTATACCGCATCATTTCTCCCCACGCAGGCTTGACGGCGCATTCTTTTGCGATACCACAACTATGGCAGCATCCGGTTCTTATAATGTTCCGATAGGCCACCAATGTATCGCGGATATAATCTACATCAGCGATAACATCATCAATTCTGCTCACTCTATTTCCCTCCTGTTCAAAATCGGACAGTTTCTCATAGAACATTCATCCCATAAACTTCTGTACATCTCATAATGGCAAGCATCCCGCGGTTTAGCATCGCCTCCGTAAACGATGCCACCTGTCCGTCTGTGCTTGCAGACTCGTTGCATTGTGGAGAACGGTATGCGGCACGGTTCAGGCTCGACAATAAATGGCAACTGGTCTGGCTCGATGGTGGGCGCATCGCCTATCATGTCGACAATTGTATCTCCGTGAATATACCCTGTCGGGCTAACCGCCATCGTTCCTTCAAGGTTGTACAACAACGCATCAGCGTCAATCGCTCTCATTCGTTCCTCCCGCATTTCCCATAAATGCATCAATCACCTGATTAACTTGTTGCCGATACTCCTCCGCCATTGTGGCGTAAGCAAATGTGCAGTTATTGGCGAATGTCTTCAGGTCGCTTTCATCCACGTTTGCCCTTCTGCAAGCCTCTGCAAATGCGACCAGATATTCCAGCGGATACCCGAATATCAGTGAATGCGACGACTCGTCTTGGTATGCGTCAAGAGGACAATCAGGATGCCGTCCTGTTTTTATGTTGTGATCCTCGACAATCTTCACGCAGAACGGACATATGCCACCAAATACCGATACACCGACATTCAGTCCCGACTCTGTACACTCCCAACAGTTCTCTGGCATCTCCATGCCCTTCACAACAACTGGCATTCAATCACCTCCAAACAAATCAATAACCCAAAACGAAAACCATGTGGAAAAGGCAAAAATCGTAGGAGCAATCATAACATCATAAGAAAATGTCATATGTGCAAAATAGCCGAACGAAAATGCACTGCAAGACATACAGATTGTTCTGAATGCTCTCATCATTCACCCTCCCGATACGGTTCTGGTAACGGCTTCCATGCTTTTGCGCATCGTTTCCAGTATTCCCGACTAGATTCATTGTCGTTGTAAACGTATCTGACAACTCTTCCCTCATGGTCAGTAACTTCGTATATGTTTGGTTTATCTGGCAACCGCTCACTGCACGGAATCCACCTCTGTTCTGTCAGTGCGGACATTGCCATATTTAACGCCTCTTCAACATCTTCAGAATATTGCGCATTATCAAGTATAAACTTGATGGCATTAATCGTTATTTGTGCTTGTTTGTTCGTCATCATGTTCACCTCACATGATCGTGCTCTTTTGAATATCTGTAGTCTCTTAAAGAACTCTCTAGTCGCCTTTCTGCTTCTAATTCTTCCATACGACATCTGTTTCCGTCATTGTCGTATATGCGGTATTCAATGCACATAGTTTTATATGCCACCTGCGGTATATCTATCAATATCATTCTTCGCTATACGGTTTTGGTTTTGGCATCCATGCTGTTACATCTTTCATTTTGTCTCCATAACAATCCAGCCATCTGCCATGGGATCGTCTTCCCATCTCGGTTTCATCAGCGTCTGTAACAAGGACATCTGCATTATGATCCGGCAACCGCACTTTGCACGGAATCCAAGGTGGTTCTGGCTGTGCGGATGGCAACTGTCTAATTTTAGTCAGTGCCATTGACCACGCTATATTCTTTTCAGAATATGGCACATTTAAAAACAGGCTCTTAATCTCATTTATCGCCGCCTGTCTGCTTATACAAT